ACTGACAGAGTAGTTAGAAGAGGAATCATAATAATAAAGCGAAGAACTTTTATATTGATTACTTCTACTGATCCGCCAATGCACGCGCAGTATTGACGGATCTATCAATACTTACTTTTTCTTACCGCCACCTTTGTGGCCTTTCTTTCCGCAGCTCATCAGAACACACCAGGAATCAGTTGCCCGGTTACTGCGTAAGCACCAACAGCAGCCACGAAGCCAAGCATAGCAAGGCGGCCATTGAGGAGTTCAGCACGTTCGTTGTGGGGTACACCGTAGGGATGATCAGACATAATGATAGGGGGTTCTTTAGCAAAAATGTTTTGTTGGCCGTATTCGTTAGTGGTGACAGTCATTAGTAGTTCAGATCAGAGCGTTCAAGTTTAGCAAACACATCTTGGCGATATGCAGGATCACGATCATAGCGAGGATCAGACATAGCCTGCACTACCTCAGCTTGTGAACGGAAGACATCCTTACTGCTAGCGGCAGGTTTACCTGTAAACAGTTGTCCTTCAACACCCATAGCTTCAGTGTACTTTGATTTAAGTGCTTCAATAGCAAATGTAATAGCATCGTAGTTTCCACCAGCGATGACATTATCATAGCGTTCAATGTCTTGAGGTGAAAGGTTTTCTGATGCCCAAGCAATCATTTCCTGGTAACCTTTATCACCACCAGCAATACCACGAAGCTCAGCAGCTTGTGCGTCACTAATATCTTCAGCAGTAGGTTGGCTGTCTTCGATCTGTTTCCGATACTTAAGATACTCTGCTGCAACTTCAGCAGGATTCATCTTAGCCAGTTGTTCTTTTGTCTCTTTAGATAGCTCACCAGTTTGGGCGTCTTCCCAAAGAGCATCAAGGACGCTGATTGATTCTTCTTCAACATCCTCTGATTCGTCATCAGTCGGTTCCTCATTTGAGGAATCTTCTTGATGGGAACCAAGTTTGGATTGGAGTTCGATGTAAGCTTTCTCTAGTGCTTCAGCGTCTTTAAACTTACCAGCGAGGAGCTGCTCTTGTTCAGCAGCAGCTGCCTCACCAATGGCAAGCGCTTCTTGCTCAGCTTCATTAAACTCAGGTTGATCCGCAGGGGTGGGATCATACGTCATCAGGGTTGCCATGCGCAGTAGTTACTTTAAGATTTCCAAGACCAACTTTGGTTACATAGTTAGGTGAACGACCAAGGTCGGGTGTACCTACTTTAGTCTTAGGTGCGTACTTATTGGGTTTAGCAGTTTCTACCTTAAGTACAGGTTTCTCAGTAGGTGGATGCTCTACTGTACGGACTTCCTTCTCAGGTTCAGGTTGTGTAGGTTTACGCCGATTACTGCGGCGGGGTGTTTGGTTGCTCATTAGGTTGTGGATATTTAGATGGATCATTTACAGGAGCAGAGGCTAGTTGACCAGCTTGCTTAGTAAGCTCCAGCTGTTGCTGTTGCTGCATCGCTTGCTGTTGTTCTGCCTGTACATCCTGCATGGACTTCACAAGGTTGAGTACATCAATACCTTGTGCAGCAGCCAGACGCTTGATAACTTCTTCAGGGTTAACAAACGTTTGAATAGCTTCCGGACCCATTGTTTGTGCAATAGTCGTCAAGAAAGAACCAAGGCTTTCTCGATCTTGCCCTCGTCCAAGTGCATTGATACCAGCCACAATAGTAGGTTTGACAATACCTTTTGGAATACGAGGAATCTCACCAGTCTTTTGGAAGACGCTCAACTTACGATTGAGATAGGGTACAAGGAAGTCTACAGTAAGCATACTGAAGAGACCACCAAGCTGTTGCTCAAGTTCAAGTTGAGTCATGCGTACTTCTTCTGCAGTAGTACGTTCTGACTGGCGAACATTAAGGATAAGGAATGCATCAGACAACCGACGTTCAAGTTGAAGAGCCATCTCATAGGCAGTCCTGAAGTCAGCTGTTTTACCAACCTGAACAACACCAATGTCATCAGGTCTTCCTTGAACAATCGCACCGTTGCCTGCAGCGGCCAGCGTCTGCGGTTTAGTGGTGCTTGAGGGTGACACTACGAAGACTACCTTAGCGGCTGCTGCAGAGCCTTCTACGAGTGCCTGAGAGAGTGCTTCAAGGGAGCGTAGATCTCCCATGAATTCTTCGACGCGACCTCGGCCATACATCTCACCATCAACAGAGTTGAATCGAAGAGCTAACCAAGGAGTAGCATCAAGTGGTGCCTTACCGAAGGACTTAGGAATAACAGTATCATCAACTTCTTGATGCCATACATAACGATTGTTGTCGCGGCGAACATGTGTGTAGATATCTACTTCATCACGATCACCACGTTTGTCTCTTGCAACATCGTTAGGTTTAGGTTCAGGAAGAATGCCTTCAAGAAGTTTCCTAGATACTCGTTCTTTGGTTACAATTTCAATGACGTTACCAGCACCATCTCGGTCTACAACATAGCGATTAAGGGGATACAACCGAAGCCCATCCTTACCCATATACAGAAGAGCATTACCTGCAACCACTAGATGCTTTAGTGCTTGGTGTACAACGACACGATCATCACTAGCAGCAATGGATTCCATAATGGTACGCTCAATCTTAGCAAATGCTAGATCAAGTTCTGATTTAATACCAGGTCCGTATTCCTGACCAAGCATTGTTTCATCCAGTTGAAGCTTAAAGAAGCTTGTCTGCGGAGGAAGTAATGCAAGCATCAGTTTAGCAGAAAGAGTCACCACACCTTTAGCACCAACACTTTGCCAAGGAGATGGCAGAGGTTTAGCTGTTTTGTAGGACTCTTCATCATCATTGATCAGGTAAGGTAGAGTCAGTTCAGCTGCTCTACGTGCAATGTTGAGATATTGAGTGCGATCACCGTGCAATAAATCATAACGTTCTTTAGCAGACATTAGATTGTCACGCCCCCACCAAATGCCAGGGAACCGAGAGCGTTAGCACCACCAATAGCCATGTTATTCATTCGATTACGCAGATAATCAGGACGAGTCTTGCGTTGCCGTTGACGAGCACGGATCAGATCACCACCGTAAGCTTTACCAAGAGCAGCAAGTTGAATGGGATCTTTAACATCAAATTTAGAGGACAAATCCTCAAACATTCCCATCATATCTGTTTGAAGATCATCGAACATGGAGCCATAATCAAACAAGTCTCCAAACAGAGAGCTCCAGTCAAAGTCATTTCCGTAGTCAAATTCATCTCCGGTATCGGTTGGTACGGGATCGGTTGGTACGGTAGCGGTTGATAGCGGAGGAGGAGCAGCAGGAGCAGCAGGAGCAGTAGCTTGCATGGGACGTACAGCAATGCTGCCATTAGGTCGAAGAACTGTACCAGCAATCATGCGGTTCTTATCAGTTCTTCCCCCGGGATTGAAGCCAGGACTCGCTATTGTACTAATAGGACTCTGCATTGAGCCTGCTCTCATAACGACACCAGGTGGTTTGCGAGTTGGGACCATGCTTTGAATAGCTTGTGCCAGTTTACTGGTTCCATAGTTAACTGGTCTGAAGATTGGTGCTTGCTCTGCCTGCCTGATCAACATATTAGTTGTACCAGATGACAGGTTAGCACCTGCTCTAGAGATTTGATTTACCGCTTGTTTAACATTACCACCAGCAGCATTGACGATTCGCTTCATCTCCTTTTTGGAGATGTTAGGTCCAGCCGCTCTGACAGCCCTTTTAACAGCTTTCTTACCCATTGTTTTCTTCCGTGAGGTAGTGTTGAATCCACTCCACAACTGAACGTTGACCAGAGCGGTACATTATTTGTGAGTGTGAATCATCCGGGTGGGGATTAGTTGGTGGAAAGTTTTCCTCCAGTTCTTGGAGGACAGTTCGTAGCTGGAGACCATGGGTCTCAAGCATGTTTAGCGAGATAGGAGATTGCATTTTGCCAAATGGTTTTTTCTGATTACACGCCTTGCGTTGTTCAACCGTATTGAGGCAGATTGACATTGGAGTGTTCAAAGAAACTGATCATTCGACCACGCTTGGTCTCGGAAAGCTCTGGGGCTTTACCCTCGTACATTAGTCGATCGCTTGCATCCAGCCAAAATTTTTTGTCCAGGTATTTTGACTCAGTATTTCTACCTAGAGGTTGCATCACCCAGTTAATTGTTGCCTTTCTGAGTTTATCTAGAGAAGGGCTGATATCAAGGCCAAGTTCTCGGCATACCAAACTATTTGTAGCTACATGAACTTGTTCATCACGGCTGATATCAGCGCTTACTGTTCGGAGACCAGCGTCGCCATTAAACCGAAAAAATGGGAGTAGAACGAAGAAAATTGCACGCTCGGCAACAAGTGCTTTGAGGATCGTGTGATCAGGATGCGCAGTCCACGCATCTCGTAACTTAAGTGCTTCCTCTTCAGCTTTCGGATCAGTACCAATAGCATTGGCGACATAACCAAGAGCCAGGTCGTGGTTTTCTTCGTCTTTGATATTTGATTGAAGTAGCTCCCTCGCCAGAACTGGAACGTCAGAGGCAACGGCATCTCGGATAAACTCACCCACAGGTAATTCCATGTGTCGGATAGCGAGTGCCCGATAGATTGCTTCTTCAGCACCTTCATTTAGTTTTCCAGCAGTGGTTTGTACAGGAGTCCAAGTACGTTTTCTATTAAGTAGTTTTTGATAAGGGTTCATTCGCCGCAATTACAATCAGGAGCAGGGTCATTAAGAAGTGACTCCAGGTAATCGTTGACCTCTGACTCCTCCAATGCCGCATAGACATTGGACTTATCTTGAA